TCAAAGTATCTACATTTAAAGAATCACATGTAAAATTACCTCTTACATTTAGATCCAAAATATCTAATTCCCCTTCATCAGTAATTTTCCAACCAGAACCTTCCATTAATCCGTTGATTAATATTTTCTTAGCTGACAATTGAATGTTAGAAGATGCTATTGCTTGTATTAAGCTATCAGTCAAAGTTATGCTTGAACTTGTAGAGCCTTTTTGCACTATCCATTCAAATTTTTCAGCAGTTTGTGTTGCTGTAGATATAGCTGTTTCAGCCTTAAAATTTGCTTCCCATTCACTACAATATTGAGGGTCTGTAAATCCAACTGAACCATCAGTATAGAATATTTTATAAGCACTCCATAAATATTTTCCTTCTATATATGCGGGTATATCAAATCTCCAGCCAGATGCCGCAAATGTAGGTGCTTGTGTCTTAGAAACATGAACAAAATATATAGTTATTATTTTTTGTACACCTACGCCTGTATCCCCGGTAGTTCCCTGTTCACCTTTTATTTTAGCCCATGTGTAACTGTTGACTGTTGTAGGGTCATCTATATTAAAGTCAGTGCATGTCCCTATGTAATCTCCTACATCTTCACCATTATTATTTGTAAATGTTAAACCTCCATCATTGCTATATTTAATATGAAGGTAAGTTGTTCGGCCATCTCCGTCTTTTCCTGGGATTCCTTGCTCACCTCGAGGCCCTTGCAAACCTTGAAATCTATACCATGTATATTTAGAAGGTTCTGTACTATCTTGTTCTGTAAAATCTACATAAGTTCCGATATACTCGCTTGGAGTTTCTGTCATTTGAGAAGAGTATGTAGGATTTTCCACAGCAGAATATTTAATATGAAAATAAGTAGTTTTACCAGATTCCCCTGCTGGTCCTTGAATCCCTTGCTCACCTTGAGGTCCCTGCAAACCTTGCAAACCTCGTGGTCCTTGAACACCAGCCATACAAACTGCATCTCCAGTTGAACTTGTCCCATCAGCTTTGGTATATACAGTTCTTATCCATAAGTAGCTACCTTCTGGAATATTAGTAGGTACTGTTGTCGACCATGTTCCTCCTACCTGTTCAGTTTTACTTGTAGAGATATAATATTCATTATAAACTTTAGTAACTCCCTGTTTAATACTATTACTATTATTAGCAACAGTGCTTTGTATTCTCTCTACATTTTGCTCTATTTGGGAGTATTTATCTAATGCTGCCTGTGCTGTATCTTTTGCATTTGATGCTATACCGGATATTTCCCCAACTTGTGACGTAAATCCGTTCATATCCTGCTTAAGAGTTGAATATAACACTTTTAATTTAACTTTATTTCCATCAGCATCTTCTACAAATCCATCAGATACTAAAGATTCTATTTTGCCATTTTGTTCATCTACTATAAGTTTTGTCTGTTTAAGTTCGGGGATTTTTTCTCCATCAATATACAAAACACCATCTTCATCTAAATATAAAGTCGTTTTTTCTCCGTTATTCGTAAGGATATTTACTATGCTTTTTATATCAGCATCTAATTTTCTATCACTTACATTCTTAATTTGTTCTCTTAAATCATTTTCTTTTTCTTTTTCTAGTATTCTCTTAACTTCGTTGTAGTTTTCAGTATAAGTAGCATGTGCCTTTTCTAAATCGTATTTGTCATCTTGTGTTATTTTTCTATTTGTTATAACTTTTTCAAGTAGATTTGTTAATTCATCATAACTAGAAGAGAAATTATCATGCTCTCTAGTTATAGTATCTATATTGCTCATAATAATTCCTCCTTCTATAATTTCTTAGGTCTAGCACAGAATAGTATCTTATCTGTTTTGTTTTCTGTGATTAATCTTGTTTTTACCCCGTTCGGACATTGTGTCGATTCTATTGTATATACTGTACCTCCATCTTCTGTTGGTCCAATGACAATAGCTGCATGAGAACAATTCATATAACGTCCATTCTCACCATTGTCTCTATCCCAAAATACAATGTCTCCAGCTTCCAAGTTTGAGAAATTAGTTATATCAACATCATGTAATACCCAACCATTTTTTACACAATATTCTGCTTGCTCTGCTGCGTTTCTTGGGAATGTAAATGCCCAACTATAAGCCGTGTTTCGTTTTAATGAAGTCATTTTATGATTTGCATAAGGAGAATGATCGTAATCTAATCCCATATATGTAAATTTAGTTAATGTACTACAATCTATTTGACCTTTTTTTCTAGTTGAATCATACCACTTACTTAAATTCTTGGCTGGATTCGAATATGATGCAGGTGTTTTTACTGCTGTTGTAGAATATTGTCCTCTATACTCTAAATCTGTACGATTTAAGTATGTTTTTGCTATTTCAGCAACTTTTTTACCACCCTTAAAAGTGTAAGGTTCAGCATATCCTTCGCCCTTATCAACAGCTACAGACCCATAGTATTTATAATCTATATTTGGATTTGCATTGGCCATTATTATAATTCTATATCCTACGTTTGGTCGTGGCACTAATTGTCCTGCGACACAGTCAACACCTTCAAGATAACAAATTTTAGATTGAGAGTAACTGATTTCATCCGCAGTCGTAAACATTAACCTAGCATAAAAACTTTTATCAACATCACTATTTAGCCTAAAAGTAAGTGATTTTATAGTTGTTTTTGGATAATAGTAATTTTTTGTGCTTTCTAGTACAATATCTATTACTTTTCCTTCTCGTTTTGATGCATTACCATCATCATCACCAGTATCGCCATCTCCAGTGTCTCCTCCACTTCCTGAATCTTTCTTTTTATAACCTATTGGAGTTGCTAATAATTTTTCTTTTATTGCATCATAAAAAACACTAACGCTGGCATCATCTTTGAAGGTATAGCCATCACTAGTGTAGCTAGAATTTAATACATTTGTATATGTTTCTAATTTGCTAGATATATCTAATAAAAATACATCGTCTTCATTATCACAGAATGATTTTATTTGAGTATTATAAGTATCTATAGAAGTATTTACTGTCGAATAATCTGTATAAGCAGTTCCAACGTGCAATTCTTTTAATATAAAAATCGGAGTGTTTCTGTATTTACTTTTTAATATAGAAACTAATGTTTTTACTCCGTTTATCCCTTTTTCTGTTAGATCATTTAATCCAAAATGTGTTAAGACATAAGGAGTTGAACTTGGATAAACTTTATCATCATCTTCAAATAACCCTTCTACTTTGCTTAACAGATTGTTATTATCGTCATAAAAATCATATGCATTTGCTTTTCTAACTGCTTTTATATACACCTCATTCATATCTGTTTTGTCAATAACAGGAGTTTCCTCTACATTGTTATTGTCAACCTCAACAAGGTCATAAGGTCTTAGACAGAATCCATATTTATATATGTCTGAGTAAACAGCCATATAACGAATTGCCTTTGGCCAATAATCCCATTGTCTAGCATGTGCAACCATATGTGTGCCGTCTACTTTACCACAATAAATTAACGTATGGTGTGTAAATTTATACGCCATAGCTTTTGCTCTAGTTAATGTAGTTGGACACTCCTTATTGCACATCATTATTATGTCACCTGGTAACATATCTTCTATAGATGTTTTAGTTATCTTAAACATTGTATAACCACTTTTTCTCGTAGCATAGTCAACAAGTGTTCCTGCTGCACATAAGGAATCACTATGGAATATACTTTTTAATCCAGCTTCACCATAACAACAAGTGACCATAGAACTACAATCATAGCAGATAGGATTTTTTATTCCGTAAAAAGTACCTTTTCTTTTGTTAGGCTTTTTAAAGTTCCAAGTACGATAACTTTGGTCATATGTTGCCAACTTATCTGTATGTTGTTGAACTATAGCTTTTGCCGTATCAACTATAATTTGTCTTATATCAGATGCACTTGCTTGGCCTGTTCCTTTTGGAGTAGATACACCAACTCCATAGCCTAATTTATTACCTTGTGCATCTTTGTAATAAGGCAATTGGCCATTTACTACTTTATACCAACATAAATACAATTCTACGTTGTTTGGAGTTCCTAATCCTTTAGTGTCTTTAAAAATTTGTCTATAAGCTGCAAAATCAAATTTTCTACTATCTAATTCCTCGTAAACTTTTAGTTTTGTCTGATTAGATTGAGAACTCAAATAATAAGAATCAACAAATGTATATCCGTACTTGTCGCACACATATTTACTTACTATCCAGTTAAGTGAGCCTTGGCCCATATTATTAGCTACTAATCCAGCAAATATATTTCCATGAGCATAGTCAATAGCTTGACGTAGTTCCCAACAACCAAATCTTATTTGATTTAGAATGTTTCTATCTACTGTTATACCGCTAAGCGTTGCATTTCCACCTTTATATGGGGTCATTGTCGAATAGCTCGGAGTGAAAGATTTAGTTGTACCATCTATATAAGTGATAGTTTGCTTTTTATTGAAGTACGTTGACCTTTCACACTGCATTAGTCCGTATCCGCCTGTTGAACCTGTAGTGCTATAAGGGTCTCCTCTACTTTCACCCATTATAACCGCGTATATTAGATTTGGATCTAGACCAAACTTTCTAGCATAATATTCAACTATAAGATATAATTTATATTTATTTCCTGTAGATGATAAATTAGTAAGTTCTGCTTTGTTTTGATATTTACCTATGTCATATTTCTCATATAATGCTAATGCTTCTGCATATTTGTCATTAGTTTTATCAGTAGTTGATACAGTTTTAGAGTTTTTAACCTGAAAGACTCTGTCATCACCAAGCCATACGCCATTCTTATAATCTGTTATAAAGATTGGGTCACCTTCATCACCTTCGTCAGGCGGAGTTGGTTTAGGATTTACAATATTACTAATTTCGTCGAATATCTTATCGATTTCATCTTTTTCTACGCCCATTTTTTCTAAGTATTCTCTTATTTTAGCAATATCTTCATCAGTTAAATCTCCTATTCCGATGCCACCTAGAAATTCTATAACCTCTTTAATTATGTCATCATTTTTTGTAAGATTTTTTATTTTGCTTTTTACTTCTTTATAGTTTGCTAATGTACATTTACTTTTTTTAAACCAATCCGTAAATGATAATTCTAATTCAGTTACCCTTGCTTGTAAATGCAATGGTTTTACATAATCATTATCTATAACATAAACTGTATCACCTATATCAATATCATCAGAAAAATAAATTATATTTGTTTCATAGTCGAGTTGAGGTTCTTTTCTTCGTTGTAATTCTTTCCATGTTTCATTAAGTAAATCAGATGCATTGTCAGCATCACTTTCGTATACTCCTATTATGTAACTTCCATCATCATTATGAAAATACATATGAGCTTTTTCATCAGCAACAAAGTCTTGATTAAGTGGCTTGTCAACTGGATTTCCGTTAGCTGTTAACCATTCAACATTTCTAAAATCAACTCCATTTTGGCCGTAACCAATAAGTGCTGAGCAAAATTCAGATAAATCTTCTTTTTTCTTAACATTATCTACATTTTCTGAATACTCAAATCTTTCATGTGTAACCTTTCCTCTTTGTCTATATACATTTATATATTGTTTATATACTTTATTATTTTTTATTTCTACCGTAAATTCTATTTCTATATTGTAAGTTTCAAGATTGTCTTGTATTACAGTATAAATAAGTGTTGGTTTTTCAATATTAATACTTCTAAATTCATTGATTTGAGGGTCTACATACCCTAATTCAAAACTTGAATCTTGTAGAAGTAAATTAAAAAACGTAGTTACATCACCTTGCAAAACACTTTTTCTAACAACTTTATTTAAAAGTTCAAGTCCGATGGTTTCACAATAACAAGTTTTCTTAATTAATCCGTTTGAGTGTTCACTAGATGTATTTATTATTTGAAACAATTTTATTTTATTTCTGTATTTAAAAGCGATAAAACAGCCTTTTTGTAAACTTGAAGTCCTTCCATTTGTAACTGTAGAAAATTCAAAACTTTCTGCTCCTGTGCTTAAATAAACTTTATAAATGTCATCAAAAAAAGGACTATTTGGATTAGTCCCGTTATTAGATAGCACGTCTATTATTTTTTTATTTCTATTTAAAATATATATTTCTGTAACTAATTCCAACTAATCCAACCACCTTTCATTAAAAATGATAGAACTTGTAATATCAGCATCACTTGAAATTTTTAAATTATATTCACCTGGAGGTATTTCAAAGAAGTTGCTGCCTATGTCGACATGTTCCATGTTTTTTACATTATTTATATAAACTTCATTGTTAGCAAAATCTACTTTTAATGTATCGCCTTGCTTAAAAATAGTTGTATTAAATTCTTCATCTTCTCCATCTTCGTTTAATTTTTCTACAACTAATCTATTAAAAGTCATTGTATCAACAACTTTTTTATCTGCATATTTACCAAAGAAGATAACAAGATGATTTAAATCTCCAAGAGGAAACTTATCACTCTTCATTCTTTCACTTGGCAATGTTTTTATTATTTCTCCAGCCTCATTGTATTTTATTACTTCTGCATACCATTCATTATTTTCTCTTCTTATTGTAAAATGTCCTTTAAATTCGTTCCAGTTTCCTGTTTTACCACTTCTAGGTGTTTTTTTAGTAACAGTTAAACTATCATCAGACCCAGTTGTTGTAATTATCGGGTCGATTTTAGGTATACTAAATTCTGCATCTTTTAAAAACTCTACATTTCCAACTTGCACAAGTGGATAAGTAGCTTCAAAGTATTCGTTTTCATCACAAAGCATAACTTTAAAAAGTTTATTACCTTTTTGATCTAAGCCATAACATTCGACGATGCCCATTTTATCTTCTGCTGTATCAACTTCTTTGTCTGTTTCTATTTGAACTTTATCTCCTTCTATAATGTAATCTGTATAAACATATCCAGTTTGGCCTTTATAAGTTGCTTTAGTATATTTACCTTCTTTACTCTTTGGATATACAACAATACAAGTGCCTTTTGGGATTGTAGCTAAAAGCTTTGATTTTTTACTTCCAGTAGCTCTTAAAGAAACTGATTGTTTTGTGTAATAATTTGCTGTTGTTACTGTAACTTTTTTCAAACCTGTTGAAATTTTTATCCAACCTGTTTGACTACTATAAGTAGTTTTTATCCAGCCGTTTACAATCTCATCAGCAGTTAAATAAATACCTTTTTTTATACTTATCAAAGTTTTACTACTAGAAAGTCTTTTTTCTTTTAGTTTTACAGTGGTAGATGTTACTTTGTATTTAGTCTTTTCTGTTAAACTTGTAGAGCCAGATTCATTATATTCAAGTTTTCCTGTACTATCATGATAAAAATACATACTACATTCAAAATTCGTTACATTTTCAGATAAGTTATATCTTAGTGCCGGTCCATGCCAATCGTCTCCACTACCATAATCAGCTGCCTGTATGCACCAACTAGAACCTCCATCGTTTGGTTGTATTGTTCCGCTTATTGACCTTTTGGCATCGACTTCTCCCGTTACTGATACAAATTTTTCTGTAGTTTCACAAGGCTCATCAACAATAGTAGAACTTTTTTCTTTTTTCTCATTAGTTAAGCGAGGATATTCACCAACAAGAATTGCTTTTTCGTTTTGGCCATCTATTTGACAATAAGTTGCTTCACCATTAAAATCAACCTCGACTATTGCAGGAGTGCTTGTATTTCCCTCATTTACAACACTTAGAGTTTTTTGGCCATTAAAAAGTTTAGCATTTATATTGTGTGAAAAAGGAATAGGGCATATAAATGACATTTTTATTCTTCGCATACCTTTAGTGATTTTTTCTTTTGAAAATTTACCATCAGGAATTGCTAAATAAACTCTTTCATTATCATCAATAACAAGTTTCTTTTCTTCAGAAACATCAAATATAGATGACAACGTATCAATAATATCTTTACAATCTTCCTCTGTATCTGCTTTTATATCAAAAGTAATTGTTATTTCTTTATAATCATATTTAGAATTTTGATAATATCGACCATTTTCAGATGGAGGATCTAAAAAGTTATTTACTCTTTCTGACATCAAAGTTGTATCTATTGAAATAACTTTGACAAACATTTCTAAATCAATGTCATTAAACTTAAACACTTGTTATTCCCTCCAATCTATTTAATCTTTTTTCATCTCGTTTATTTTTTTCATCTATAGGTTTTGCAATTATATCTACAACTTTTACTTTATCCATATTAGCTTGGACTTGGATAGGTCTATCACTTATATCTCCTATAGTTTCTTTTAATGTTTCTCCTAGCGAATTAGCTATTTCTTTTACTGTGTTATTACTTACACTATTTACAATTTTAAGATTACTGTTACTACTAGCTTCTAATGAAAATTTAGTTGTTTCAGATTGAACAGCCATTTTCATTGCATTTTGCATTTCTGAAGTTACATCCCTAGCTACGGCATATACTTGTTCAGCTTTATTTTTCATACCAACAATTAAACCTTCGTCCATATATTCTCCATAATCAGTGGTAACTTTTGAAGGCGAATTTATTTTAGCAGTTTTTTTCATTTCTGCATTAACTTGATTAACAAGACTTCTTGCTGCACTAACTGCTCTTGCTGTACCACTTTGAATGCCTTGAGTAACACCATTTGCTAATTGTTGACCAATTTCTCTTGATTGAGTTCTAGCAACATTTTTCATGCTTATCATTTGTCTTGTAAAGTTATTTCTTGCTTCTCTTGATTGAGTAGTTATAACTCTTTTCATTGATATCATTTGATATGTAACAGCATTTCTAGCAAGTGTAATTTGTGTTCTAGATACATTTCTAATTGATATCATTTGAGATGTAAGTTTATTCCTAGCCTCTGAAACTTGAGTTGATATAACATTCTTCATGCTTATCATTTGTGATGTAACAACATTTCTAGCATTTGTAATTTGATTACGTATTATATTACTAATAGATAGAAATTGGTTTCTTACTATATTAGATACATTTAAGCATTGATTTCTAGCTACGTTTGATATACTTACAAATTGATTTCTTGCTATATTTGCACATCCAACTAAACTAGTTCTTAAATTATTTTGTAATGATGTAAATGCTTGAGAAATTGAATTTGAAACACTTTGTACTGTTGTCTGTAAAGCTGTTAATTGTGTTTGTAATGCTTTTATTTCATCTGTGTTCATACTAGAAAGTTTAGAATTTATTTTGTTACTATTAGAATCTTTGCTAGTATTAAGAGGTTTTTCATTACCAGTCTTTTCATCAGCATAAGATTCCCCTGTAAACCAATTTACTAAACCTTGTATTATACCGGTACCACCTTTGCTAAAATCAGGTTTAGAACTAGTAATCCAACTTGTTATTGCTTGCCAAAGTTCTGATGCTCTACCAGTAAATCTGTCAGTTAAGTTTTCAATAAAACTATCAATAAAAATATCTGCAAAGCTACCAGTTAAAGATTTTATTTGTTCACTTCCTTCTACCCAGGAATTCATTACTGATGCAACTGCTTCTAAAGCATCATGTATATTGTCTGAATTGTTTTTTATTCCATCTCTTAAAGCATCTAAAATAACTTTACCAGCTTCCTCAACTTCTGGAGCAACATCTTTAATAAATTGAGAAATTTGTTTAATAGCACTTGAAATACCTTCTCTTATATCACCTTTACTTTTTATAATTCCTTGACAAATTTGATGTATAATTTCTTTACCGATAGCTAATACTCTGCTTAATCCACCTTTAGTTATAAAAGTATTAATTCCACTAAAAGCCTGTTGAATTGCTCCTGATATATCTGCATTTCTTATATATCCAAGCATATTGTCTAATGCTTTTTTGAAATTATCAAATGTATATAAGACTTGGCCATCTTCTACAGTGCCTTCTTTATTTCCACTTCTCCAAACACTGAAAAACTCAGCTAATTTTTCAGAAGTAGATTGAATAGCTGGTTTTAAGAACTCAAATCCTTCTATAGCAACGTCTTGCAAAGCAGATGATAAAATTAATAATTTGTTTTTAGTTGTTTCATCCATAGCTTGCGCCATTTTTTCAGATAATCCAGTTACTAAATTTAAATTATCACAATATAATTTGAATTGTTCATCAGATAAACCACATATTTCATTTATTTCATCTAAAGAATCAGATAAACCTAAATTTGTTAAAATTTGTTCTCTAGTCGCTTGATCCATGTTGCCAAATTTTTCTCTTAACTGAGTTAAATTTGCTATTAAGTCTATTTGGCCGGTAGATGCGCTTTTAGCAGACATTCCATATTCTTTTAATACTTTATTAGCTTCCTTAAGTGACATATCTGGATTTAACTTATCAATTATTTCTTGTTTAGAAACAACATCTTTTAACCCTTTAGCACTATCTACTATTCCTTTTGTATTTTCATTAATCATGTCACAAGTAGCACTATAGTCAAAAGCATCATCATTAATTTCTTTATAAGTTAATCCAAGTTCTTTAAATTGCTTTTTCTGAGAATTTGTAGGATTTCTCATTGCATCTAATACACCGAATAAATCTTCAACATTTTTCGATGTTACTTTTGCATCAGAACCTAAAACTTGTAATGCTAAAGCCATATCTTGTGTAGTCATGTTGAATGCAGCACCTAAATATTCTGTTTGACTTAAAACTTCTTTTAAGTTATCTATTCTTTTACTACATTCTTCTCCAGTAACTCCTGCTTCTCCTAAATTTTGATTCCAATAAGAAACTGTTTGAGTAGAGTTTTGTACACTATCAGTTAAACTATCATATGCATCATCTGTAGCATTAACAATTGATAGTAAACCTGTCATACCCGTTTTCCCAGCTAAATCTTTACATGCAGCTGCTTGCTCAACTAAAGGTAATGATTTTAAACTACTTCTTAAATTTCTTAATGTTTTATCTAAGTCAACTGAACCATCTTTCGCAGTAATAAGTTCTATTCCGTATTTTTCCATGGCCTTTGCTACAGTATCGGTAGGTGCACTTAAATTTGCCAATAGTGTTCTCATTGCAGTACCTGCACGACTTCCCTTTACTGATGAATTCGCCATAAGGCCGATAGCTACGGATAAATCATCCATAGAAACGCCCAATGTCCCAGCTACTGAACCCGCATATTTCATTGTTTCTCCCATCATTTCAACATCTGTATTACTACGAGTAATAGTTGCTGCCATATAGTCAACAAAGTTTGATGCTTGAGATGCGGACATATTCATTGCTGTAAGACCATCAGTGACGATATCACTAGCTGTGCCAAGCTGAGTGGCCCCAATTGTAGTTAAGTTTAAAACATCTTTAATTGATGCGAGTGACTCTTGAAGTGAAAATCCAGCATACCGATAGGTAAAACTTTGATATACTTTATGTATAATCTCCATCTTTTCCCCCGGTCCAAACCGTACGTGCGACTTTCATCGCATACGGCTTTCCATCGTAAAATTTTACGACTAGAGGCCTTCGCTCCTAATAGTTTTATCCTCCTTTATACATTACTGTATATAGTAACTATCGGCTATTAATCAACACTACTATGCTTCCTCTGACTTCTTCTATTTTCAACGATATAGCAATCTCCAATAGAAGATCTCCTAAGTTCCAATAAGATTATCCCTTTTTTTACTTCGACTTAGGTTTCCTCTGTATGTTATAAGCTATATATAACTGACTACTTTAATCATCATATATTTAGTAAAACTTTAAATGTAAACAAAGTACGAATGTTTACATTAACTTATAACACTTCAAACAAGGATTCGTCTCCTAACCATATCAAAGTTTTTAAAGATGACCACTCCATATAGTTATTTATATAACATCAGGCTTTGTCCTTACCGTACTTTATACAATTCGAGTGCTATCTCTTATGCATAACGGGGTATCATCAATATCACTTTAAAGTAGTTGTGATAGAAAGAAATTTCATCTTTCAATTCATCTTATTAGTTAAAGTTATAAATAACCTCTCAGCTTTTGTTCTCTATCTCAGAGCTTTTATA